ATGCATTACCTTCTAGGATGTGTATATTTTCTTCTGCTTCTTTTTCTCTTGCTGCTTCTTTTTTTCTTGCTGCTTCTTCTATTTGTTTTTCACTATTTAACGCTTCTACTATTTTTTTCATAGCCTTTTCTACAACTTCTCCATCGAATTGTCCATCATGGCCAAAAGTAAACTCTCCATGTTTGTCATTTTGTTTGAAATCGATATCCACGGGTTTATATTTGGTAGAGGTAGAATCATTGGTTTCTAAAATCTTAGATACATAACCTAGTATCATTGCAACGCCTTCAAATGCGGATTCTTGCACATCTTCAAACATGCCTTTCATCTTGAATGTATGTTTTAATGGTAATATAAGTCTATTAAATACACCAGTTCTTGCAATTTTGCCTTGGTAATCTCTATTTTTGTGTATATGTTCTTTGTGCTTTACATATAAAAACATGATCCATGACATTGCTTCTTTATTTTCAACAATTTCTCTGATTTTGGTATTGTTTGCTTGATTTTCTGCCATATTTTTCAATGCATTAGTTTTACTCCAATTGTATTTAAGAAAATCATATACATCGTGCTCTAATGTATCTTTTTGATCTATATTTTTAAAAATAATAAACTGCAACACTTCATCTGATATCGTTTTACCAAGTGTACCAAATTGTCTACCTCTTCCACCTTTTTTAAAATGACTTTTCCTAGTTTTATTCTGGTTTTTCCTTCGTTTTGTTTTTCCGCGATTAAGGTTTTTTCTAAATGTCTTCATTTGATATTGTATATTATACTAAAGTATACTGATATTTTTGTATATCTATCGTTTTCATAACAATACAATAATATGAATTGTTATGAGTTTATACTTTCAATATATTGGAACCTCCGTTCTTACGACTTGTTTTGCGTGTCTTATTGAATTTATTACCACGGCGTGCCGTTGATCTCTTAGGTTTGTACAATTGATTCGCAGCTAAGAGTGCAACAGGAACAGAAATATCCAACAAGGTTGTTCCTCCCAAACTAACGTGTTTCTTGCTCCCTCTTTTTCCTTTACTGCCACGTTTTCCACCCTTTGTGCAAGGAACAACATTCATTTTAACTGCATTGCTTGTGCCCCAATCGGGCGAAGCAACCGCCTGCGGTTGTGCTCCATAAACTTTTAGACCCCAATCGGATGTACCACTTCCACCACGTTTCATCATTACAAATTCTTTTGTCATTAGAATGTTTTATATTCTATATACTATTGTAATATTATTTTTCGATGGAGGAAATTGGTGGTCGCAATAAACGTAAAAGTAAAAAGAAATTTGCTAAAACAATAAAAACGAGGAAAACATTATAAATACATAAAAATAAAAAGTATGGATATAGTTCGTTATAAATAATTCCAATAATTGGCCGTATAATTTCTTTTACATCTCGCTTAATGTCTTCATTTTGGAAGAATTGGAGACAGGTCTCACGCATGTTTTTCATGATTAACAAAATGAAATTAGATATTGCTAAATACAAACTATATTACCATACTATTCACTAAATATGCAATAAACGAATGCGTTTCTCTAAATAAACAAAAACATCAGAATAATAAAATGAACGGGATCTATAGTACAAACGCAGAATTTCCATTTGATAAATTAAAATTAACACCACCTACCGTATTATCCGGCGGGAACTATTTTATTAAGTATGTCATGGGAGGAGAACCTCTTTATATACAACCTCCTAAATGTAAAACACGTGGAGGAATAGCTAAATCGGGTAAACGCATGCACTGTGATTTGATGTTTTCCAATGAAAATATTGATTTCATTCGCTGGATGGAAGAATTGGAAGCATACACATGTAAGATATTGTTTGAAAACCGCGCAACATGGTTTGAAACAGAAATGGAAATGAGTGATATTGAAAATTATTTTGCATCTCCTTTGAAAATATATAAATCGGGAAAGTTTTATTTAGCGCGAACTAACATTGCAACACGTTTAGGAAAAATAGCTTTGAAGATTTACAATGAAGATGAGCAAGATGTGGACCCTGAGATGATAGGAGAAACAACCCAGATCATGACCATTTTAGAGATTCAAGGAATAAAATGCTCTGCACGCAGTTTTCAAATTGAAATTGAAATAAAGCAAATGATGGTATTACGACCTGTTGATTTATTTGATAAATGTTTAATAAATTCTACCAACCATACAAATTCTTTAGCGAATTCAATATCTTTAGAAGAAACTAAAAAAATCGTTGTCACAGATTCAAATAATCGTGATCCATGTCTATTATTAGAAAACAATACTACTAATACTACTAATAGTACCAATATTGATAAAGCGGACACCAGTATAGTACATCATTATAATTCCGAACAAGAAGAAAGAGAAAAAGTAGAAGAAAGAGAAAAAGTAGAAGAAGATAGATCAGAACAACCGGACCATGAAAAAGACACAATAGATATACAACCTACAGATACATCTGATCTAGTAGAGGTAAACTTTGACATAGAAAATGAAGATACTGAGACTGTTAAAATAAAAAGGAGAAATGAGGTGTATTATAAAATGTACAGAGAAGCCCTTCAAAAAGCAAAGATAGCAAGACAGAATGCACTTTTAGCTTATTTAGACGCAAAGCAAATTAAAAAAAACTACTCATTGGATTCGGATTCTGAAGATGACAAAGCCGATGAAGACGATCCAAATGTAGAAGATGCCGATTTAAATTTTGCAAAATTAGAAAGAGCGTAAAATAATATTTAATTTACAGAGGAGGGGGGTGCGCGAAATTTAGCAAAACTGAATTATATCGAAATAAAAGTGGTATTGATCCATCGATGTAATATAATAAAATCAATGGATTTAATACTCTGGTGTAAAATACGTGAATGGAGAAATAATTTTATCTTACGTTTATATAAACGAAATGTTCAAAGGCCTTTCAAATTTTGCCAAATCCAAAAATGGAATGTGGGTTCTTGTTATCATTATAGTTCTTTTCGTTATATGGGCTCTTATGTCGTACTCCAAGACCAAAGGCGTCTCTGATAATATGACTACCGGATATACATCGGGATACACTGATACTATTTCTAACCAAGTAAAAGGAGAATCGGTTGTTGGTGCTTCTTCATTGAATTCTGCTTCTGCAGTTCAACCACAAGCACAGCCTGTGTTGACAGCTGAACAGTTGCTACCCAAAGACTCGAATAGCCAGTTTGCAGCAGGTCCTAATGGAAACTTGCCAAACCCTATTGTCGTTGATTTAATGTCCGCAGGTGCATTCATTGGTCTTAGTTCCATATCAAATACTTTGAAAAATGCCAACCAACAAATAAGGCCTGACCCTATGATTGTTAAGGCAGATGTTGGACCTTGGAATAACAGCACATATGAACCCGATCTTGGACGTGTTCCTTTGGATCTTGGGTGTTAGATTGCTCGACGTCTATCGGCTGATAAATATATTTACAATACAGATAGAGAAATCCAACTTTTTATAGCCATTTGGCTATAAAACACGGATAGCCACGGATAGCACTTAAAATAAATATAGCTAATAAAAAAGCTATATTTATTGTATAGCAAAAGGTATTGAAACTATATAGTGATTGCATTATCAAAAATGAAGACATTCAAAAAAAGGAAACTAATACGTTCGACGCAAACACATATATTACCCAACGGGGTTAGGTTAGTTTATCAAAAGCCTAAAAATGCCTTATCTATAACATCATTTCACGTGTTTTGTGATGTAGGATCAATTCATGAACCAGATTCGATACGCGGCGCAGCCCACTTTGTAGAACATATGTGCTTCAAAGGCACAAAGCGTATATCAGAAGTGAAGGATATTTTTTCGGTTTATGATGACGTGGGTGCTATAGTTAATGCTTATACAGACAAAAGGTATACAGAATATATTATAAAAGTAGACGACCAGTTTGCGGAAAAATGCATTCATATGATGTCTGACATGATATTGAATTCGACCTTTCCTAAAAAAGAATTCGTCAAAGAAGAAAAAGTTGTTATCGAAGAGAATTTGCGGACACGCGATAACCCAAACGCGAATTTAAATGATATGTCGGAGAGTTTATTGTACCAAGGAAGCTCATTCGCTTTTCCAGTTGATATGGTTCAATATCATCGTACATCTTTTGATTATAAAAAAATCGTTGATTTTTATCACCATTTTTATCGACACGAAAATATGGTTTTAAGCATAGTATCACAAATGCCGTTTCATAAAATCGTTGATATAATAGAGAGATCATTTTTTGTAAAAAATATAGTAAATAATAAGATAATTAAGGACACCGCAGTTTCAAGTGAAAGACCTTTTGCAATCCATCCAAAATATGCTATCCAATACTCGACGTTGCATCAGACCAAACCGATTTATCTTTTCATGAAAAAACCGGGAACGGATACAATCCATATGAATATATCATTCCGTACATGTAATCAAACAGTAAATGATAAATATGTATTAGACTTATTGGTAAATATTTTAAGTGGTTCATTTGGTACAAGATTGCCAATGCTTTTGCGTGAAAAAAACGGATTGACTTATACATCGAATGCAAAAACAAATTATTACGAGCATGCAGGGGATTTTACTATTTATGCACAAATGGATCATACCAAATTATTTCACAATTCTACAAAAGATTCAAAAGGAGTTTTGCCTTTGTTGATCGATATGTTGTCAGATTTAGTGCGTAATGGTGTTTCCGAAATCGAGTTTAAGCGAGCAAAACGAAATATGCAAGAAAAGATGAAAATGAATTTAGAAAATTCGGCAGTTTTAGCAGAACATAATGGGCGAGAATTATTATTATATTCAGACCCTGCGAACCTTGTTACGTACGATCATTACTTTGATAGACATATCAAGCCTATTGTAAGATCTGATATTTTGCGCGTTATACGTAGTTATTTCAAAAAAGATCGCATGGTTTTTACTATTGTTAGTGATAATGTTCCTCCACAGTCTAGCGTAGAAAAAGAGTTTGAAAATTTTGTTGAACATTTAGAGGTTTGAATATTGTAATCCGCATTTTGGACAATTAGTCTTCATCGGTGGATAGCCCTTAAACCTTGTACATTATACTACAATATATAATGTATAATATAATCCGTGTATATTATAATAGAATAGATTTTTTCATATTTTACCCCCCCCTCTTTTCTTAATGAATAAATTAGATATATTAACATATGTATTGGTTGCATTTATCATTGGTATTTGTGCATATATGTACTGGGATTCAGATGCGTTTCAATTGAAATGTATCGTGTCTACAGTAGATGGAAATAAATATTGTGTACGAGAGCGTGAAAAACTTCAAGATGCAGCAGATCTACTCGCTATGATAACTGTGAAAAGCAAAGAATTAGTAGAATATATGGGAAATAAATATCCCGATCAGGACAATGTAAAACGATTGGTTGCCGGATACAATCCTCAGAGAATCATGGAGACATTACCCACAAGTAAATATACCGCATATAGTGAAAACAAAGGTGAAAAAATTGCCTTCTGTTTAAATAAAACACGCGAAGGTGAAGACAATATGATTGATGAGCATACTTTGATGTTTGTTGCTATTCACGAATTGTCTCATGTTGCAACCAAATCGATTGGTCATAAAACGGAATTTTGGGATAATTTTAAATTTCTCTTGGAAAATGCCAAAGAGGCTGGTATTCATGATCCTACCGATTATAAAGAAGAACCACAAGAATACTGTGGAATGAAAATTAGCGATAGCCCTTATTATGACGTCTAGATATATGTGTTGATATATGTGTTGATATATGTGTTGATATATGTGTTGATATAACTAACTACATAAACCCATGTTTTGTTATAAATGTACGCAAATTACTTTACTATCATAATGATCCGCATATTTTTCATATGTTTCTTATATTTTGTTTGGTCCGTCGAATCGATGAATACAAAATTCTGTATAAATTGCAAATATTTTGTTGAATTGGATCGGTTTACATCGAAAGATTATGGGTGTTGTACAAAATTTCCAAAGATAGATTCTAATAAAATAGAATATTTGGTTACGGGAAAAGAAATAAAGGAATATTATTTGTGTAGAACTGCAAGAAATTTTGATTCTATGTGTGGTGAAGAAGGTAAAATGTATGAACCCAAAGAAAATTGATTTTTGTAAAATGCGTAAATAAAATACAAAAATCAATTACAGATAATAGAATAGTATAGTTATTTTACAATGACGTCATATTCATTCAATGATTTGGTGTACTCAGATTGGTTGTCGGTTGTTGGAAAAACGTTTTCAAGAACGGATACGGGAGAACGTCTGGGTGAAATCTACAGTAAATATCCAAAAGAATCTGGTAAAATTAGTGCGTCTATGGGAGACGGTATTATCGATTTCTTGGACAGGACCAAAGGAAACGGTGTATTTACCAAGATTGCGGGTGTAAACATAGATCCAAATGCAAAACTATTTTCGGTATTGGATGAACAAGAATGATTTCGGTATCATATCAATATAATACTATCATAATATAGTAAAAACATGAGTGAAAAAGAGTCCTCAAAAAAGACTTTGTCCAAGGATGAAATATATAAAATATCCATATTGAATTCAGAAGGAAAGTTAACGGCTATTTATATTTTTTGCGCAAACATGTGTGATGAAAAACACTTGCCTGAATTATTTAGCGATACACAACTAGCGTATTTTGATGCAGAGCATGTTGATATTATTTTTACTAAAGACGGATTAATTCACCAAGACGATTCTATCCTCACGGTCAAACGCAAAATCGCACATGAATTGTCGAAACACGTTGGTAAAAAAACATCTGTAGAAGAAATGTATTTGTTTTCATTTACTCAATCATTCTTGGATATGAATGAAGTTTACCAAGAAGCCACCAAAAACGAATCCGTTCCATTTACGAAAGAGGTTTTTTTCCATTATGCTTTAAATTTGAATATAGATCCTTTCTCTACACCTGACGTAGAGGATCAGGAGATCGCCTTGAAACGGGCATTATCTTCTGACGTTGGATTAGAATCTGTGGTCAATCGTCCTCCAACTTATGAGATGTGGATGGAACTGCAGTCTTCCGGATTCTACGAAATAGGTGTACCTCTTGGACTTCAATTCAAAAATCGCAGACAATATGGATTCTCGGCGAATCCTTTTTATACACAGCGTACTATGGATTTTGTCATGGATTCTAAGAATCCTCTATTGCAATTCGACAATACTCTTTTGATGAACTACACTCAGTCGAGAGATATAATGATATGTTTTGCAAAAGATGTAATGGAATATGCAGAAAAACATGAATTAAACGAATCCAATATGTGTTTATTATATTATCCTTTATTGTATAGTCGCGGTATAAAGAATGGGGAAGAATTGAGAGAAGTTTCGGAACAATTGTCCGATGAAACTGCGAAGAAATGGACGCCGGCGATTAACGACTTCTTTGATACTATTGCAACGTTTCACAAAATCTATAGTTTGCGTAAAACTGATTTAGACTATACGGAACGGGGTATTCAATCATATTCCATTCTTATTTCTTGTGGAGATCCAAATCAGATCCTTCCCTTGGACATTTTGTTCAAACAAATTCATGCGTCCAAGGATATTCCGTTTATCAAATATAATCCGGGGTATCGACGTGAAAACATGTATCGTTTGTACGCCGACAAGATATCCAAGAATGGGAAAAAGATTCCTGTGCTAAACGAAACAGTCATTATGCGTCTTTCGCGGGAATTAGGAAGAGGTAATCAGATGGCGATGTTTTTACCTGGAAGTAAAAACACGGGTTTAAACCACGACATTTATATGAGCTTGGACACGAAATCCAGTATTCTATTATCTGCAACATGTTCTCTTCCTATTTTACCGGTGGATTTGGAAGCCTATTTGTTGAAACGTATTAATCCGATTATAACACAGATCAATGGTATATTGGAATCGGCAGGATATTCTCTGAGACCTTTTGTATCTTTAACGGGTCAAGATATCGAGACATCAAAATTTACTTATCGTGCCGCGCTTCCTATACAGAATGCTGTATCTTTGGATAAACAAACGTCATATATAACTACAATGATGGATGTTTTATCGACGAATGTGTCCAAGGGAGCGCAATTAAGGTATAAACGTGTAGAAAATTTTCGAGAAATGGATTCCCAATCTCTTCTTATAACCGAAATATATAGAGAATCTGGGCGTTTGGATACAGTTGTCCAAGCTTTGATTGATAATTACGGGTTATCCGAAGAAGACGCTGGACTCCGATTAGCTACTTATATGTCTGAACATCAACAAATAAAGGGTAGAATCTTGGACAATCCAGGGTTTCCAGTAGTATTCAAAATGCGTCCTTTGAAGAGCGAGGTTATTGTTGAAGTTGAAAATATAGTATCGGTTGCTTACATTGATCCACTACATACTTGTATCGATACTGTCTTACGTCTAACCCAAGACCCTACTTCTACTTTTGTACCAAGCAGTGAAATGAAACGTTTTCGAAACAAATCAAAAAACGCGGTTGTCCAAGAAGATTTGATGTCGAGTGAAAATGTTGTTGCACCGGCTGGTATTGGATCAATCGATTTTTATAAAGCACAACCTTTGCGTTTTGGCCAAGAAAACAATATACTACACGAGGTTTTGGAGAATCAGGAAAAGGTGGAAGGTGAAGAAGAGGAAATCAACGAAAACGAAGACGAAGGAAACGTGTTTTTATTTGACGATGATTTTGCATATGATGAAGATCAAGATCAAGATCAAGATCAAATAAACGAAGGAGATGTTGATGGTAATAATGCAGGGAAGGCGATTATGGGTGGAGAAAATACACCAGAAGATACTGAAGAAAAAGAAGTACAAGAGAAATATCAAGAAAATATTGACGGAATGTCAATCAAAGGACCTACTAGTTATTTTGTTAAGAGAATGCAGGATCGTGATCCAAAGTTATTCTTAACAGAAGTCCAAGGAAAATATGATCTATATTCGAGGTCGTGCCCGTCGAGTGATAAACGCCAGCCCGTTATTTTGACGGACGAAGAAAAAACACGTATTGATGAAACCAATCCTGGATCTTATGAACATGCAGTAAAATACGGGTCAGATCCAGATAAACAGTTTTGGTATGTTTGTCCAAGATACTGGTGTTTAAAAACGAATTCGAGTATTTCTGAAGAAGATGTAAAAGCAGGGAAGTGCGGATCTATTATTCCACCTAATGCAAAAACTGTTCCTCCAGGTGCATATGTTTATGAATTCTCCAATCCCAAAGAACATATTGACAAAAATGGGGAATATATAAAACACGTTCCTGGATTCTTGGAAAAAGATAAACATCCGGATGGGTTGTGTATACCCTGTTGTTTCAAAAAGGCTTGGGATGCAAAACAGAATCGCGATCGACGCGCACAATGTGCACAGGACGACAAAGAAGGTGTTTTAGACTCCTCTTCTAAAAAGGGGAAAAAAACTGACGATAAATTCGTGTTAGACAAGGGAGATGCAAAAAAAACGGAAAGAGGGAAAGGAGAAGGTAAAAAAGTGGAAAATACAGCATTGACCAAATTTGTTCCAAAAGTTATATCGTATATCATTAGCCCAGTTAGTGTTCCTCTTCCTCAACATAGATGGGGGTTTTTACCTATGTCTATACAGCTGTTCTTGGACACGGATAATAGCGCAGCAACAGAAAAACAGAATCCTTCCCTTATTCGACCGGGTGCATCTTGCTTGCTAAGATATGGTGTAGAACACACAGGTGATAAATCATTTTTGGGAGTTATTGCGCACTTTTATGCATATAAACACAATTTATCGGATACACCAACTATTGCTGAAATACGACAAATTATTGCCAAATCCATAACATTGGATCTTTTTTTAAAATATCAGAACGGGAATTTGCCGGGAATTTTCCGTCCCAAAAGTGTAGAACAAGAATTCGTTGATATTGATGCTTATACTCAAACTGAATTTTATAAACGTCTGCAACCGAATTTGAAGGACGAAGCACAGCTCGATTACGTTGAAGATACGATCGCTTCTTATGAGAACTTCTTGGACTTTTTGAGGGATGAAAAATCCGATGTTGATCACACATATTTGTGGGACATGTTTTGCGATTCTAATCCTTTGTTTATGCGTGATGGATTTAACTTGGTTATTCTACAGCTTCCCGAATCTGATATAACCGACAATGTTGAACTAGTGTGTCCGTCCAATTCTTATTCTTCCACACCCTATGATTCAACGAAAGAAACCGTTATTTTAGTAAAACAGGGGGTTTATTACGAACCAATACAATATTACGAGCAACTGAGAAATGGAGATATTGCTATAAAAAAGGCATTCCTGGAACGTACTGTACCACAAAATATCAAAGATATGTTATCTTTGATACAAATTGCTAGCAAAAAATACTGTAGTCCACAACCGAGTAAACCACGCGTTTATCGTTTTAAAAGAGCCCTACCTGTCCAAGAAACAGTGCGTATTTTAAAAATGCATCAATATCGAGTGGAAAATCAGATTGCAAATTATAGAAACAAAATTATTGGTTTACAAATAAACAAAGAAGAAGGAGAGGCTTTATTGTTTGTACCATGCTATCCATCGAGTGCAATTCAGGGTATTCCTATAAAACAAATGGACGAGGATGATTTATGGATCGATTATAGATCTACTAGGGATCGTTTATTGACAGTTAATCAAGAAACGGGAGGTAAAATATTATGCAAACCTGTTATGAAGATTGTGGAGTCTACTTCGTCTTCTTCTGGGCCTGGATTAGTGGTTGGATTTTTGACGGAGACAAATCAATTTGTCCAAATTGATCCACCACAGCAGATGGGGTATGACGAAGATGACATTGAAACATTGCAACACTCAGACTATGCATTGAGCGGTGTAAATTCCATTAGTAGGAAAAATGCGGAAAAAACCATGTCTTTGTCAAAAGATGAGGATCAAGATCGATCTTCAATTATTCACAGAATCTCGTTGGAGAGTCAGTTTTACGGCGCATTTCGCAGTATTGTGCGTATGGAGTTGAATCAATATGAGAATAGAGCGATCCGAAAGAAAATACTCGATTTGTTGGAAAATGGAGGATCTATTCTTTATCATCATAAATTGACCAATATTGAAAATGCAATTCGCGAGATATTGGTAGGTCGAGTTGTTTTTCAAGATTTTGAGGCGGCAACTCTGGATGAATTTGAAGATATTGTTTTATGCAATCAATCATCCTCTATGATAGGTCTAGTAGATGAAGGAATAGATGGAATAGAAGGGCGATTATCATCATGTACTTCTAAAAAATATTGTTTGACAACGGAAGAAGGTGTTTGTAAATCCATCTTTCCCAAGAAGCATCTAATATCGAATGCCGATAATGAACGCATTTATTATGCAAGAATTGCGGATGAGTTGATTCGTTATCGACGTATCAGAGTATTTTTATTATATCCAAAGCAATATTTGAATGTGTCCAAGATGGATTATTCTATACGTGATGATGAACTATTTTTGTTGGAAACCCTTTTAACGAAAGAATATTTTAAAGATTTGGTTTCTTATAACATTAACAAGCACGTGCATAATATTGAATATGATATTGCTAACCCCGAATCGAGTCAAGTTTATGATAATCGCATTACATTGGAAGAACAAGATGAAATATTGAAGGATTCCGAGAAAAGGACGGGAATTAGTGGATACATCTTGGACTGTATCAAAGAAACTCGGCAAAAAGTGGTGGGAAATGATAAAGCTGGGTCATGGCGAACTTATTTCCCCCCGGCAGCAAAAGAGTTGGTATTTGAATCATCGAATTTGTGTAGCTTTATTCCCATGATCTACATTTTGCAAGAAAAGGCCAAGGGAGCGGTATCCATATCTGTGCAGAATATAAAGACGCAATTGTGGAATGGGTATTCGCAATATATGGATTTGTATCGCGATAAAATTATTGCTATTTTGAGGAAACAAGGGAAACGCGAATTGATGGACATGATAAAGAGTGGTAAATCTACATTTGAACATGTTTTGTTTAGTGATGCCTATTATATTACTGATTTGGATTGGTGGGTCTTTTGTTCCGTGTCCAAGCTTCCTGTTGTATTATTTTCGTCGACATCTTTGAAGACTATTTCGGCATCTTTGGAATGGTTGCGTCTTGGATATGGAGGTGGTGCACAAGAGAAATATTGGTTTGTTCGTTCTCCGGCTGAGGTTGGTGTAAACATGGCACCCGGATATCATTTGGTCGTACCATCCTATTCGTTTACTGAAATGCGCAATGATATGTTTTTACGTGCAGAACGCGGTGGTGCGGCCGAATATGAAAAAAATATTGGATTGACTTTGGAGGAATTTCTGTCGACATTTCATTTGATTTCTCGTGCAAAAAAATAGGGCAAAATGATTGTCTTGTAATGTAGATCTAAATGCGATGTGTGGTGTAGATCCAGATCCTCTATCAATCTAGATCTTGTATCCGTTTTGCCAATTCAATCCAAAAACACATAGGTGCAACAGCACGATAATGTCCTATGAACCATTCCGGATGTTGTGAATGTACACCTCGATTTCCATGCTTCGTTAGATTTGACATGGCGTTGGTGCTAGTCATAAGTGCTATTTCATTTGTAGCATCATTCTTTAGAGCAGCCTTTAACCATATTTCGTTTTCGTCTAGATCCTTGCGTATAATAACGAGAGGTGTCCAAGAGTTGGCATTGCCCGTAATTGTATCTGGGATGATTGCTGATAAGATAGTATCTAGATCTAACTCTTCTTCTTTTGATTCGTCATTATTGTATAGATTTACATAGGAGTACCCGCGATAGATATCACATTCTTCTTCACAGAATGTTTTTACAGCATGTAAGATATTCTCTGGATCAATCTTGTATTGTAGTGTTCCTGGAAAACCTCCTAAATAATATTCTCCTGGAATAGTTTGACTTGCGGTTAGAGAAGTCATAGTATATTAGATTTGATGTATTGATGCGTATTTTGTATAGAACTAATACGTATCAATTTTACATGAGACACATAGACGGATTTTTATTACAATCATTTAATGAATATATTCTATTTTCAGTATTATTATACTCAGACATAGATTCAAACAAACCAGAAGTAGCTTTCCAAACCATTTTGTGAGTCAAAGACCAAACAATAGCAAAGACGAGGGCGTGGACACCAGCGACGACCATCTTGCTACCTTTGGGAGGAAGGGAAAGAAGGACACCGGGCGTCAACACGAAAAAAAGCAAGAAGGCGTAGATAAACATGGC